CTGAGAGTAGTGACTCAACATTAGGAGAAATAAAATGGCAAAAAGAATAGGTAAATATAAAATTACCAAAAGAGAAGCAGCTTTATCAGCAGTTGATGGAGCAACTATTGAAGGTAGTTTAACTGGTATTACTAATTTAACAGCTACTGGTACGAGTGCATTAGGTGTAGCAACTGTTAGTAGTACATTAGGTGTAACTGGTGCAACAACCCTTAGTGGTACAGCAGGAGTAAAAGGTGCAACAGCAGCTATTTATGCTGATTCCGGAGTAGTAACTTCAGGAGCTACTTTTAATTCAGGAGCTATGACAGTTCCAGCTGGAAGTATCATTGTAGATATGGGATGTGTTGTTAAAACAGCATTAGCAGCAGCTTCTGGTGTTTTTGGTGTTAGATTTGGTACAACTGCAAATGCAGTTGATTTAGCAGCTTTAGATGCTGACGGATTAGAAGGTTCAGGAACAACTGTAGCAGTTGGTATAGGTACTGCTATGGACGCAGTACTACAAACAGCATTAGGTGGCACAGCTGTAGTAATTATGGATGTAGGTGATGCTTATAGAGCAACAGCAACAGCAGTTCATGGTAGTGTATTATCTGCGGGTGGTAGTATAACTGGTGGTAATATAACATTCTGGGTTAAATATATATCAATAGTATAATAACTAAACCTTAAACAATAACAAACTTAAAGGGTGGGATTAATTTCTCACCCTTTTTTGTTTTAATTGATATTTATATATGAAGAATAATACCAATTTTGGAGAATAGTAAATGTCAAAGTTTAATTTTATATATGAAGATCCTACATCAGTATCACAAATAACTGGTTCAACACCACATGCTATTTACGATAACGATATTCAATTTCAAAGTGAAAGTCTACAAGTATGTAAGTATGTAGCTAGAAAACTTGGACATCCAGTTATGCAATTGGAGTTTAATAGTGGTTCTATATATGCTTGTTTAGAAGAAGCAGTATCAGAATATTCACAACAAATAAATCATTACAATACAAAAAATTGGTTATGGGAACATTATGGTTCAACTACTAGAGTAACTGGTTCTACATTAGGTGATATGGGTTCTCACGAACCAGAAACTCCAAATTTAGGATTATCTATAACATTGGCTGAACAATATGGTGAGGCTGTAAATCTTGGTGGTAATTCCACACTATTTTCAGGTTCACTAACTTTATCTAGTTCAAAACAAGTTTATGATTTACCAACAGAATCTACACTAGAAGGTGATGTGGTTGAAAGTGGTGGTGATAGAATTGAAGTTCAACGAGTATTCAATGAAGGCCCAGCAGCTATATCTAAATTTTATGACCCATTCGCTGGAGCATATGATAATATTGAATTATTAGATTCATTTGGTATGGGTAATGTATCTCCTGCAGTTTCATATATAATGAGACCAATATCATATGATATGGCTAGAGCAAATGCAATTGAAACAAATGATAAAGTTAGAAAATCTGCATATTCATTTGAGATAGTAGATAATAAATTAAGAATATTCCCAAGACCAAAATCAAATGATGATGGTAATAAAATATATTCTCATTATTATAGAAGAGACGATAAAGTTTCTACAACAAGACTTTATACTGATGGTAAAGTATCAGACCCATCAAACATACCTTATAAATTTATTACTTATCAAGAAATAAATGCAGCTGGTAGAAATTGGATTAGAAAAATGACATTAGCATTAGCTAAAGAATTACTTGGTATTATTAGAAGTAAATATGCTTCAATGCCACTTCCAAATGGTGAAGTATCACTTGATGGTGACGCACTTAAATCTGAAGGTAGGGAAGAAAAGGCAAATGCTTTAGAAGAATTAAATAATTTCTTAGAAGCTGTTTCTTTATCTGAAAGGTCACGACAGGAACAAGAACAAGCTGAATCTCAACAACAAGTATTAAATAAAGCACCACTCAAAATATATATAGGATAATGGAGACAACAAATGGCAAGCACAATAACAGCATCTAAATTAAAAGTTACTATAAGGGAAGATATTAAATTAAATGGAGCTGATCAAGGTGGAGTAAATATACTTAGTATTGGAAGTATCAATGAAATATCAAAAAGGATTGTAACTGTTACAACTACTGAAGCTACAATAGCTACATTTAGTTCTGCTGTTGCTTCGGCTGGACACTTTGTAGCAGCTGATGTAAGATATATAAGATTTACTAATCTTGATGATGAAAATTTTATTACATTAACATTTAGGAATCAAGATAATGATGAAGTTTCTTTAAAACTTGATGCAGGACAATCTTTCATATGGAATGGTGATAATAGTAATGGTATGACAGCTGTTTTTAATGCAACTCAAGATGCTGATGCTGCTTCTAGTACAAATTTCGGAAGTTTAACAAATATTCAAGCTGATGCGGATAGTGATTCGTGTGATTTAGAAATGCTTATAGCGAGTGTTTAGGAGTAATTAGATGTCACGAACAAAACCATTTTTTATACCACAAAAAGAGTTTGATTTAATCAATTCAATGAATGAGGAATTGATTGATGAGATAATTGGCCAATCTGTTGATATTTATAAAGTTAATATTGAAAGAACAGATGAAAATGTTTACGGTGAATCAACAACAAAGTATTATGATGTTGGATTTAGAGTTAATTGTTTAATAAACTATAATGAACCAGAAGTAACACAAGACGAGTTTGGTTCTGATACTAATTCAAGTATAGAGATGTTCTTTCAAAGAGAAAATTTAGCTAGTGGTTCTCTTAACTTTTATCCTGAAGCTGGTGATATTGTAGATTGGAATGATTACTATTGGGAAATAAATGGAACAACAGAACCTAAATTATTTGCAGGACATCCAAATTATAAACATAATATTGTAGCTACTGCACATCGTTCAAGGTTATCATCATTACAGATTGAAGAAAGACCAAGATAATGGCTGTTCAAAGAATAACAGGAAAAAAAATTACAAAGTATGATACTCAAAATCCTAACTTTAAAGATGTACCTAAACCCCAAGTTGAGGTAAATCACAATGATAGTGATGATGGAGATATATATGGTGAAAGAAAACATACTTATACACCTGAACCTAATGGTAACTTACAAATGGAAGAATTAATGGGTAAAATGATGAATAAGTTGGATAATTTACCAGGTGTAAGTCAAACCGGTACAAAAGCTGTTGAAATTGATATAAAAAGAGAGATAGCAATAGGAAAAGCTGATATGAGTAGTATCAAATCACAAGAATTTAAAGGTAAGGTTAAAACCAAAAAAGACAAACTAAAAGCATTGAGAAAACGAAATGGCCGTTAATAAGATTACAAATAAACAAGTTGTTAGTAAAGGTAGTGTTAATAGAGCTAACCAAGTTTCTACAAGGGGAACTACTATTAGGGGTAATCGTGAAACTACTATTATACCTGGTAGTAACTTTTCAGATAATTATGCAATAACACTTAAAGATGTTGATACTGCTGTTTTAAGTCATGTAAAAAATGTAATGAAACCAATAGTTAGGGAAGCTAACGAAACATTTAAGATACCTGTTTATTATGGTAATGAGGAAAGATGGAAATCTGCTAGAAAAAGAGGAGTATTGAGAGATAAAAACAATGCATTAATACTTCCATTGATAATGTTAAGAAGAACAGAACTTTCAAGAAATGACTTATCGGGACAAGCTTTTTCACATGATGTTAAAAGTAAATATATTAATGTAGTTAGAAATGCTGGTTGGAGTAAAGACAATCAATACGATAGATTTTCAGTTCAACAAGGAGTTCAACCTGCTTATGAAAATATAGTTACTGGAATGCCAAACTATTCAGACATAACATATGAATTTGTATTGTGGACAAACTTTATAGAACAAATGAATCCATTGGTTGAATCATTTGTTGACCAATCACATACATATTGGGGTGATGGAACTGAAAATAAATTTTTATGTAATATTGACTCTATATCAGATGCTTCAGAAATGAATCAAGATGGTGAGAGATTCATTAAATCAACATTTAGTGTTACTTCAAAAGCTTATTTACTACCAGAATATATAAATTCAGTAGTTACAAATAAAGTATCAAATATGAAAAAAGAACTTACACCATCAAGAATAGTATTTGGATTTGAAGGTGACGCAACAAATAAACAAGTTAAAAAATAATTTACTTGTTTTTAAATTTTATATATATTTATATATAGTTATATAACAAATCATAATGGAGGTTACAATGCCAGAGGAAGTAAAATTTACCAAAGAAGAACTTACACAAGTTAAAAACATACAGGAAAATTATGCATCTATTCAAAATAAATTTGGACAATTAAAATTGACAAAAATAAGAATAGCTAATGAAGAGGTTACTTTAGAAGATAGTCTGAAGAATATTCAGAATGAAGAACAAAAATTCCTCGATGGAATTACCAAAAAATACGGACAAGGTTCTTTAAATCCAGAAACTGGTGTATTCACATCAAATAAATCAGAATAAATAAAAATAAACTATCGTTTGGAGTTTTAATCATATATTTATATATGAATAATACTAATGCGCAAAATAGTATATTTACCTCAAAAAAATAAGTTAACTTAGGAGAAATTCAATGGCCGAAAAAA